CATCTATAACTAAACCAAGATGTGCTGCTGTGGGCGCACTTTGGAAATTCTCTGAAGGGTTTAAGGGGGCTACCAATCGTTCATCGTACTTAACGCCAGCCAAACTTGGGAAAATCTGAGCGAACATGTAAGGTACAGCATGTGACTTACCGGCCCCAGGAGGGCCAATAGAAGCTATACCAAATGGCATTCGTCTATAACCTCTTTTCCTATTGTAGTGTTCAAGGTCTCGATAACAACTTAACGTCTCTTTCAAGGCTGACAAAAAGTAACCTCTAGAAGTCATGCCATCAGGCGTTAAACTAACTCTGGCAATAGCTAACTCTAATTCTTTAATCAGCTCTTGACCTTGTGCTAAAAGCACAGGAAAATCAACCGGAACTACTACTTCACTCATCATTTCTGTATCCGTCATATGCGACCTAGCATTGTTTTGAAAATCCAATACACGCTTAATTAAAGGTGGTGGATCATCAGCAAACAAGGTGGCGAAATCGCCAGTGATGAAAACTCTATAAATCCTTTTAGAGAGTTCTTCGACAATTTGAATGATAAGTTTTGGCAGGTCTTTAACGTCTGCACTAAACCCAGTAATCCAAAGGACAGCGGCTTTAGCACAAGAGGGAAAAACATCCATCTGGTCTTTAACACTGCAAAAACTAAGGCATATTCCAACTGCCATGATTTTCCTTAAAAGAGACCATTGGTTACTAAGCATATCAACCATATTGTCAAAGACGTTGATCTCTACTTTAGCTTCACCGGCGTGATTCTTAAGTCCATTAAACTTAGAAGAAGGAGGCACATCCTCATCATCTTCAACCCAACCATCTTCACTTATAATATCAATAATAAAAGTGGTCAAATCCTCAAGGCAACAATTAGAAAGTGCAAACCTCGCCAAAAGACTGGAAACAAAAACAGTCCAGTCAAATACGGTTGAGCATTTGCTTGCATAATGCGCCAAACTAAAAGCTTGGGTTGCAATTGAAAGCAATGCTGGTAGATGATCAGGGATTTCGGAAACAAAACTATTAATAAGCGTAGCATTAAAACTCTTAGCATGATTTGTAAAACCTGCATGTGTTGGTCGAAAATCTATATTAGGATAAATTTTGACTATACTACGCCTCAAAGACTCTATTTGTCTACGAAGCCTTTCATTATGCACCATCAACTTGCCAAAGTCCTTAGCAGAAGTTTCATAACTAGTTGAAATAGTGTTTTCAATTTCAACAATTTGCTGTGAAATCGAATTAATACGCGCAAGATTGCTGCGAATACTATCAACAGTCTCTGGCTCTTGATTAGGACGTAATCTGTGGCCTTTTCCTTGATTTACCAAGCCCTCATTGCATAAGCACTCTAGCTTATCAAAGCCACGATTCAAAAATTGAAGATAACCATTCCTAAGTGCGATGGGTCGCAATTGTTCACAACCAACCCCAAGAGAAACTTCGGCTAAATCAATTTGGAATTCAAAATCACTAATGGAATTTATAAAATTATCAAAATGCACGCACGAAGTATCACCAATAAATGTTGTTGGAAAAAGCGACTCTCTAACTATTCTTGAGCCGCAAGTTGTTCTTATCGAATTAACTTCAGTTCCAAGATCAACAAATATCTTACGGTTATAAAATACATTAACCTTATCATCATCACAATGGGCTTTTGCCACTAATTTGAAATTGTAATTATTAGAAAGGTTAGAGCTTTTAACCGTATAGGCCATTACCAAAGAATCCATAAATGGGGGTTCCTTGGCCGTAATAGAAATCAATGGCCTGGGTGAGCTTAAAGGATTACCATCACTTACATAAACTCTGCCTGAAATGTCGGCGCTCTTAGGAGCTGCCAAGCTAACACTCGATTCCTCTAGACATAAATGTTCTTCTGAGAAGAGTGAGGACAAATTAATGTCCGCCAAGTCGAATGTATCGCTACTTGAATTTTTAATGGTGTTGACGTCTGTTAAGACCGAAAGAGGTGTCGTATCAACTTCACAATCCTCCCCGGTTGCTCCCATCATAGGTAATGGGCAGCTGGCTCCATGGCTACTTGCAACGGAAAAACTTAGACCCCAGGGCTTGTTAAGCCACAAGGGCTGCAGCTTTTGTGTCAAAAGACACAGGTAGTTCCACCTCTTGAAGATCATACAAGTTCGAAAATAGTCGTAATGCCTAACGAAACTTGAGAAGATTTCTCTTAGCATTTAAACACTGCTTAGTGGATTAAGTGGTGGAGGGTGCGGGCATGAGCCCGCGGTGCTGAGTGGAGATGTTCTAGAATAAACACTCAGCAAAAGAATAAACTTTCTAGAAAAGTACCGAAACTGATTCAGGGGTGCACCATTTGAAAAATGGGACCAAGTATTCGGATTTTAAAACGGCGATGAGCCGCTATTATTTACAAACCAATTTTGTTATAGGGGTTATGGTTCCCCAGTAGATTGATGTAGATATCTATATTCACATATGTACGCCTAAGCGGACATATAAAAC